TTAATTGTGAACGAGACATCTTATGACGTTCTACTATGTACTCAGCCTCGTCCATGTTAGCTGCATCTGGGTCGGGATAGAAGTTCCAAATAGATACTGAAGATGTTTGTGGGATAGTCTTCATTAGGGGTTCATACTCACCCTCATCATTCCACTTAGGGTATTCCTTATCTACAGCAAACGGACCCTTCATAATACCAGTACCAAATAGTGCACACTCAAATGCTGCAACCCTTAGCTGCTTATTAGCATTTGATTCCTCTAGCTGATCATGTATCTTCTTTTCCATCTTCTTAGCTGCTATCATTGAGGGATGAATAGTAATCTGTGTTGCTGTAGTACCTGCACCCTCTTTTAGATTTTCAGATACAGGCTCAAGGTCATCACTTAAACCAGCAAGTCTGTCTTGCAGTTGTGTCCAAGTTTCCCCTGCCTTTAACTTCGTATCTTCCTTATTAAGACCCTGAGCCTTTTTAATATTTTCATCTGTCTCAAAGTGTACGGATTCAGCCACACCCTCTGGTAGGGTAGTGGGGTCTACAGTAATTGGAAATTTATTATTGCCAAATAATACATCTACTATCTGACCATAGGCAGCAAGAACTTTAGTCTTAGTTACCTTTACAAATACTTTAGATTTCTCTGTGGAAGTAAACTGAACGTCAGGACCATATAATCCCCTGTAGTTACGATAAGCTTTAATCCACCTGTGTTCTTCTGTGAACCTAGCCCTTGAAGCCTTACTATACTTATCCTGTACCAGACCCACAATAGTCCCTGCTAAGGGATCAAGAGTTTCATTCTCTTTAACATCGTCCATAGCACTTGTCTCTTTACGATCCATAATGCCTTCAAATTCTTCTTCTTCCATATTTATTCCTTAGTATCCGAATTGTTCGTCTGCTGCTTGAAAGCCAGAGTTTTCTGTAACTGTAAAATCAAATAGGCTGCTTCTTGGACGAGTCATAATACCATATCTAAGTGCATCGTAAAGGTGATCTTCTGCATGGGTATTGACATCTTCTGGGTTATTTTTATCTAGTGGTAGTGCTGGTAATTGAGATATTAAGTTCTTACAACTATCAAACATTACTAGTCTTGGTTCATCTGTAAATTCATCTACCTGTAATCTTCTGTGGAGTTCGTTCTTACCTGAGACCCTAGAGCCTCTGGACCTGTCTGAGGGTCTCCACCTACAGCCCCTCATAATCATTTGTTCTGCTAGTGAGGGTCCACTGTCTCCCCTCTTGTGCCAGAGAGAACTATCCAATACCCCGTAACGTATCTTCTCTCCCTCTTCTACTTCCATTATCATATCTGCTAGGTCTACTGCTGTTACCTTAGATACATACATTTCCCTATAAACTATTAATTGCTCACTGGGACTAACTGCTATCCAGACTACTCCAGTGTGAGAACCGTATCCATAGTCACAAGCCCTAAACTTAGCCCACCCATTGGGTATATCATAAGATTCTACGACATGAATATTACGATTAAACTCTGGGAATGCTGCCCCCTCATTAATATCCCAATCACCCTCTAGTAGCTGCCTACGTTGATGCTCTGGTAGGGATAGAAGGTTTGCCTCATACATACCATCCTCTGCCAAATACGGATTATCAAATAGTGTAGCAGGTATGAACCTACGTTTGAATAGGGGTTCCCCCTGACGACTGTGACCCTTAGGCCAGCAGATAGTCTCACCCGTGTCTGTATCTGTAGCCCAAAAAGAACTGTTAGGTTTATCAGGATCAATAAAAGTCTTCTTAACCCACTGGTGTCCTGGACCTCCAGGATTGCTTGTAGCCCTCATATAAAGAGGTAAGCCACTGGCCCTAGTAGTACGAAGCCTACTCCTCATATAGTTCCAAGGGTAGGGTGTGGGCCACTGTGTAAGTTCATCAAAGCCAATCCAGTTAAAGGCTTGACCTTGGTATCTCATAACGTCATCATCTCTATCAAGGTATGACATCCAGAGTGTGGCCCCACTTGGTGCTACCCAAGTCTTATCCCTCTCCATAAACTTAATTCCAGGAACTGCCTTAGGGTATAGTTGCTTTGATACTGAGATTAGTTCCCGTAGTTCTTCAGTACTTCTTCTTACTATCAACATCCTAGCATTAGGATTACCAAAGTATCTAACTGGATCAGCTACTAAGCTATAAGACTTACCCCCTCCAGCACTGCCACCATATAGTACCTCTTGTTCTGTAGAGGCTAGGAAGTTTGTCTGAGGTCCAGGATTAGGGGAAAAGATTACCTCGTCAGGAGATAAGTTCTCTTCCTCATAGAGGTTCGACTCCAGATTCGATACCACTACTGGATTTAATTCCTTTAAGGTCTTTACCTCCGATCCTTTGGCTTTCAAACCTTTCGGCTTTTTTGATCGCTTCTTGGTATTTTTCGGCAAGCCTACGTTGGTTTGAAGCTGATTTCTTACGTTTTTGCTCAAGTTCTACTCTCTTCATTAATCCTACATGGGAGATGTATCTGCTTGATGCAGTACTCAACCAAGCAGCTACTTCCCTGTAACTATACTGACCTAAGTGCTTCTTAGCTTTCTCAAGCAGTTCTAGTTCCTCTGGTATTGGGAGTAGTATATCACGATCAGTGGGGTCTTGTAAATACCCAAAAGGAATTATTCTTCCTACTCTTACTACTGGTAGCCACTCAAAGTCTTCATCATCAAACGGTACTGGAAGTCTCCAGCTTTTCTTAACTCTACTCATCTTTAGGTGGTAGGATAAAAAGTGGGTTAGAGGTAGATACTTCTACTTTGTCTGTAGCCTTAAACCCACTCCTATCTAGTACATCCTTAGCAGCTAACATCCTCTCCTTATTACCTAAGTCAGTAGGATTCTCTAATACATGCTGCATAGAGTAAGCTGCCTTGATAGCTGTAGAAGAGATGAACTTCTTTGTCCGATCTGCAATCTCTTCTTGTAATGCATTAACAATAGTTGCCGTAGCTAGAGTATCACAATAACCTGCAAGCTTTTTAGCTTTAGTTGGGTTACCCTTGGCTTCCTCAAATAATACATCTAAGAATTTCTGTTGCTTCTCAGTTAAGTTCTTGCCCATCTCTTTTCCTTATTGTGTAGAATAAATCTTCTTTCGTATCTCACCTCTTGAGATACCAATGTCTTGTAACTCTTTGTTACTAAGGCTCATAAGAATTTCATAGTCTGCCTTCTTCTGTTGCATCACTTGAATCTTTTTTATAAGTCGTCTAAACATAACTAGTCCTCTCTGTGTTTAACTCTCTATGAGTGAGACTAGTTATATCATATTAATTAATTAATTAGAACAGACAATACTGCAACCCCGTTATGCTTATCCCGAAGGGGGATGATCATAGCAACGTAGTTGCTATAAATTACTTACGGTTAGGGTCGTAGTACTCCTCTAAAGAAATTAGTAGTTCTAATGTTCCACCTGTAGTAGACCAACCAAGAAGTTCATCCTTTGGGTGTAAGTTAAAGTAAGCACCACCTACGACTAAGTTCCTAATTGAATTAGGCAACATCACTAGTTCTTTTGCTAGGTAGTGCTTACTCCCATCATCTTCATGATGGAATTGTATAGAGACTCTTTGTTCCTCTTCAGTACTATTGCTTAGATGTAAATACCTAGTGATAGCACTGAACTTAGGTGGGCAAGTGTAAATAAGATCACTTACCCCCTGAGCCTCTAAAGTTACTCCGTGTGTGTGGAATTTAGAATTACTAAGGTCGGGCACTACTTGGCCCCTCTTCCCTTAGCTGCCTTTTTAAAATTCATAGGTGCACCTGCTGAACCCTTACGACCAGAACCCTGTCTTAAAGCTGCCTCAGCCTTCTTCTCTACGTCAGATTTTAGACGAGTTACAGTTACCTTTGGAACAGTTGCCTCTCCTGGTTTTGCTGTGTTCTTATTAGGTCTAGCATTAGGACGTAAGGAACTAGCAGGGTTAGAACCCTTAAGGTCTTTACCCTTAGAATTAGCCCAAGCTGTAAGTGCATTACCTTTGAATTGACCCTTGTTACGTTTCTTCCAAGTGTCCAGTTGAGGCTTAGTAACAGCAAGCATCTTCTTACCATTCTTATCTTTGTAATAAATAGAGCCAGCTTTCTTAGCTGCACTAATAGATGTATATGTTTGCCAGTTAGCCATTACTTAATCCAATCCCAGTTAGCTTTAGGCCATGTCTTCATGGCTATTCTTTTCATTGCAGAACCAGTTACAGAGGGAGTCTTCTTCCAAATTGTCCCAGAGTTAGAACCTGGATACTTAGCCTTTTGACTCTGACCACTCCACCATGCCTTAAGCTCTTTCATATTAGAGGGTGCTCTAGTGAATGTCTGCCTCTTTGTTCCCCTACCATTAGCATCCTTATAGTCAGCTAATATAGTCCAAGACTTAGTACCTACACCACCAGCAGAGGCATAGTTACCGATAGGCTTTACATTATCACCACTAGGAGCTTTAGTCTTCTTAGCTGCGGGTAAGCCTCCATTGCCAATAGTAGGTCTTACACCGTTGACAACCTTCGTATTTGTTGGTGCCTTAGTTAGTCTCTTCTTAGCAGGTGCTCCCGTCATTGCTGATTTAGCTGACTTATCAGTCTTTACAGTCCAACCCTTAGGTGGCTTAACACCATGATACTTACCACCCTGACGACCATCTTCAGACCGTTGCCACTGACCATACTCAGTTCGTGCCCTCTTACGTTCAGAGAGGTCCATCTGTGCCCAACTCTTCTTAGACTTCTTAAGACCAAAGTTATTA